CCTCAACAGTTTTAATTCGCTGTTGTGCGTTGTCTCCTAACTTGGACAACTCTTGCTCTTGATTGTATTCTTCAGCTACTTCACCTTGTGTGCTTAACAATTCCCATGCATCATTAAATGCGTCTTGAGACATATTAGTTTTGTTAGCAAACTCAGTTAACTCTGATAATAATCCATCATCAGACTCTATTCCTTCAGGGCCACTGTATCCATCTTTAGGTGCGCCTGTAAATCCTCCAAACTTTTTTTCTAACTCTGTGTACGCTTTGGCTTGTTCTGAAACAGATTTGTATTTGCTAGGGTTGTACCATTCTGGCATATCCCCAGCGCCTTTAATTCCTTCTGATAAAAAGTATTCGCCTTCATTTAATGTTGGTGATGCTTGATCCAACAGGGTATCGCTGGTTGTTTCTTCTGGTGCGGCCTGTTCTTCTAACATAATTGCTCCCAAGGTAAGTCAATAATCTTTCTTAACTTGCCCAGTGGTTGGTGTTTAAGTTTAATCTCGCATAATCTGCGCTTTCCATTTAGCAAGGCAAGAGAGTTAACGTCAATCCATTCAACGCTTCTGCCATTCCGATTACACCGAAATGCACAAAATTTGTGTACATAATCAAAGCTATCAAATTTATATTCTTTAGCTAGATCATCTAACCATGACATTTGAAATTCAATTTTGTCTAAATACCTTTTAGATTCTTCGCCTATAAGAACTTTTGGCGTAACTTTGACAGCACGTTTTGTAACTTCTTTAGTCATAGAATTTCTGCTTGGTTGATTTGATTAATAATAAATTTAATTACTCCAGATTCACCATTATGATAAGCAGCTTCATAATCAGCGTTAATAGAACCGAAAGATGTATCGTTGTCGTAAATAAACCTTTTGTGCAAATCAGCAATAACCTGCTTTCCTTCTTCAGAGTTAAAACATCTGTTGTACGCTTTAGCCAACTCAGCAGCCTGCGACCGTTTGGCCGCATTTTGCTGTTTAGCAGCATCAGGATTAACCGATACTTTATCTATTTCGTCCCAACTCATTGCATTGGAGGCTGTGCAGGTGGCATACCAGCCTGTGCAGCTTCAGCACCAGCCTGAATAACTTGTGCTTTTTCTGCGTCACTTCTAATTAACTCTGCTGGCATACCTGTTTTACCTCCTGCCCAAGTACCGAAGTCCTCAAGCTTAAACGCAATCTTGGCTTGGTCTGGCCCAGCAGTCTGAAGCACAAAGGCAACAGCTTGTTGAACAGACATTAAGTCCTCACCGTCTTGAGCTTTAGCTAATGGAGACAAAAACTTAATATCAATGTCTCTACTGTTTAGCTGTATAGGGGTAATTAAACCTCTACGAGTCAAGATGTAAGCAACGCGCTTAATAATAGGGATTAACACTTCAGTCTGCAAGCGCCCAAACGCAGAACCAATACGCTTAGACAGATCACGAGCGTCTACAGCAACTTCAGTAGCAGACCGTACAGGGCCACCTGGATCACGCAGATCATTAAACAATGCACGTTTAATAGCGTTCTGTAGTTCAACAATTTCAAACTGAGCTAGTGATAAGTTACTGCCAGTGTCTAATCGCTGAATGGATGGGTTAGAAGAGTTGTTAGAACCTACAGGAATAACGATACCGGGACTAATAGAGATGTTATACGGGTTAGTTACACCGTCATCAGTAGCTGTGTACATACCCGCTAGGTCAATAGCAGCTTTCTGTAGTACAAACTCTTTGGCTTTGTTTAAAGACCGGACATCAGGAAGTGCTTGTAGTGCTGGGCCACGACCACGAATTTCACCAGATACTTTAGAGTACCGACCACTTACCCACGGGCTTGATTCCCCATAATCTTGCATCCAGCTTATACGGTCTTCTTTATCTATCCACACACAACCATAGTATGTTTTTGCGTCAGGCATATACACTACACCCTCACTACAATCTACCTCAGTATCAGGTGAGTTTTTAATAACATTCTGAATTTCTGGCGAGGCTTTAAATCCGGGCCAGTGACGTTCTAAGTTACGCGCTTTAACCTTGAATCTACGCCAATGAGTCTCGATGTTTCCAAATGGGCCTTCTTCAAACGCTATTCCCTTTTGCGGAATGGCACTAAAGATAATTGGCATGTCATCATCGTTTTCTTCATCAATGCGTAACGTGCCTGTACCCACTAGAAGGTCAAGTGCATGCTCATAGAACTGAGTAGCAAAGTTAGAACGGTTAATGTAATCAAAAATAATAACAGCTTGCTTTTCAAGGTTGGCACGAATGTCTTCTTCTGACACATCGTACTGACCCGTCTCTAGCATTTGTATAACTTGGTCGGACGGAGCAAAGGTAGCCCATCGCGCCCAAATGGGAGCTATGTTTTCTTGTAGTTTACTAGCGCCCTGCTGAATAGCCTCAAGAGCAGTAGAGTCAAAGATGCGCTCCATCTTCTTCTGGCCTTGTCGGTTACTATCAAACAGGTTTCTATTTGGCAGGAAGTATTCATAGACATCATCTAGCATGTCTTGCCAAAGAGCAGCCGTCTCAAATGCTTTTGCTTCTCGTCTTTTTAAGTCTTTTAAAGACCCTAACTCTTTTGGCAATTCCATATTTATGCAGACCTTGGGTTGGGTAGTTTTGATTTAGCTTTTTGTGCGAATACTGTGGCACCGTTACCACCATATCCACCACCTCTGAACATAGAGCCTGTAGGCATCATATTACCACCACCAAACATGCTTGAACCACCACGACTACTAGCACCACCAGCACCAGCAGCACCACCAGCTTTAGCTAACAAAGACTTAGACCCTAGCGTACCTCTAGTAACAGCTTTAAGCCGCTTTTCCATATCCTCTGTTTCTTCGTCTAATGCTCTGGACTGACGGGCTGTCATTGCTATTTCTTCGTTGGAAGGTTTAGGTGCTTTTGGCGACTTCATTATGTGACCTCAAATATTTAAACAGTTGATAGGGTGTAAGAATTAATAGGTTGTTAATACCCAATAATTGCTTGGTATGCCCCACGCAAGTATTCAGCATAAACAAAGACCGCTTAACAGGTCTTGACTTATAACCAATTACAATAGAATTGGGAGTGATTATATCATTTTTGTCTAGAGCGTTAAACAAGTCAAACTTTTCGCTAGTTCTCCCGTAGACAATAAAGTTATCTACTTCAGGTTTAATTACATAGCAGTGTCGTATGCCTGATTTTAAAAACCACGACCACCAATGTTTATCATCGTCCTCAAATACTACATACATATCATTTAAAGACATCAAAGCCTACTTTAGCTGTGATAGGTTTGTTAAAACCGCCAGACCTAGACAATGCTTGGCGACCTTCCCCTTCACCTTGTAGGGCGTACTCTAATGCTTCTACTGGGTGGGAGTATTCGTTCTTATCTGGCTCATCAGTGTAGCGTTCACCAGTAGTCTGTACTCTACGGTAGCAGAAACCACCTTGTAGACCCTTACGAATCATAGAAGCTTTGGGTAGGACAGTGAATCTAGGCTTCCCGTCCATGCACATCTCTTTCATGGGGACTTCTAGGGCTGCTCTACGCTTTAATGGATCATTACTTTGGGTAGGGTAGCAAGGTATACCTGCGGCACGCATGATTTGGAACGGGGTTTCACTGTTAGATTGATTTTTGTTCTGTCCACTAGGATCGCCCCATCCTTTAAACTCGTGATCAGGGTACATTTCTTCGATATATCTTTTAAGTGTAGGTGCAAAGTCTACTGCTCCGGAGTCTGTGAGTACCATTTCATCAAAACATACCCAGCGGCCAATAGAGGTACGTTGTAAAAACGCACATGCGGGAGTTCTACCAAAGTCAAAGCCAAGCACAATAGGGAAATCCGTACTTGGTTTAAAATCAAGGTGCTGACAGTGGACAGAATCTGTGTACATTGGGTGTACAGGCTTGCCGTTTGATACGAATCCATACTCATTGGCTAGGTTTACCTTAATCCAATCGTTAGTTTTACCGCTAAGACCACGCTTATAGTATTGATCAGGCAGGTTAAACAGGTTCTCAGCATCTTCATTGATCTTCCAGTCCTCACCATCCTTGTATACACCGCCAGGTTGCCTAAAAAATGACCAATCTTCAGGGCGTTCTATCTCAGCTAACTTAAAATACCAGTGGTCTTCGTCAGGGGCGTTACTGTCACCGATGATTCCGTGGTGCGTAGGGCGCACTCCTTCCTTGTTAGAGGGGTATCTACCATGTCTAAGGTCTAACATGTCTAATACAGCCTTAGAATGCTCCTTAGTCTCGTTCAACCACACCCATGTAGTCTGTATACCACGCGCTTTCTTAACGTGTTCAGGGCGGTCAAAGGCGATAAAGACAACATCACACTCAACCCGTGTACCGTCTTCAAGGTTAAAGCGTAGGAAGTGTGTAGGAGGCTCCTTATTACCTTGTTTAAAGTCTCCTAGTTCCCCGTGTATCTCCAGCCAGTCTTTAATTGTAGTAGAGAACAGTTCAGAGTAGGTGTTACGAGCAGCAATTACCCTAGATAGGCGTACACCATAGTTCTTGTGTTCAGGATCAGACACAGGCTTCTGTTCACACATCAGGTCAAATAATTTTAAGATGCATTGAACTGTCTTGCCAGAACCTAGTGGCCCCATGATGAAGGAGTTTCTAGCCCTACAGTCAGCAAAGTCCTGTAAGACCTGGCCTTGTGGCATCAGGTTGTATTCAATTTGACTCATTTCTTAGTCCAATCAATAGCGTCATAGTTATTCTTAAAGGCATCTCTAGTCTCTTGAGTAGACTTCCTAGCATGACTACCCTTACCCCCATTAGACTCAGGGAAGTGACGATCTCGATCTTTCTTAGGTAATTTATGTATTAGATTCGGGCCTTTCATATAAATCCTCAATATGGTCAGACACCAAATATAGCACTTCTCGCATAGCAAAAGCATCCCTGTCTAAGAATGCATCTATAAAAGCTTCTATTATTTCCGAGTCAGTGTCGTTTAATTCGTACTGTTCCCACATAGCCAATCCTCTAATATCATCTGTTTACATAAGTCAATGTAGAATACGCTTAATTTGTCTTCTAAGCTACTTTTGTATGATACCCCACTATCATCAATGGTTATTAGTATATGTGCCTTAGAAGCCTTTATATGGCCTTCTAGCTCATCTTCTAGGTATGGGTGGAGCTTTATTATTTTGCTCACTTTTTTTTTGCCTCAGGCATATATACCATATCACTTTCCATCTTCGGGAGGGGGGTCTACTTATCCACAGCTTTTCCACAGACTTTTCCCCAGCTTATACACTCTTTATACATACGTTATGCACACCTGGCTATCCATACAGTACTGGCTATGCATACAGTGGTTACAGTTAGGTATCATCCGTATCTGTATCAGTAGATTGAGAGCCGTCATACCTTTTACGCTGTACACTAATAGTAAGGGCGTTATCTGTCTGTACTTCGATGGCCTTCAATGATGGCTGTATGTACTTGGTCACTCGGTCGAAGGATTCAACAGCGGCCTTGTAGTCTGACAGCTCACCTGTTGATTCAGCTATTGATTTGATCTGTAGACTGCCCTCGATCATTTCCATAACGGGATCGAAGTCTGGATACTTCTCCGATAACCTGTCTGCCAATAGTCGCTTCAGTGGCTTATTGCCTGAACCTTTGGGCCTTCCCATTGTTGCCATACTTAATATCCTCTATGCCTTTGATATTGAACTGGTTAATAATTGATCAATTGTACCATTTAATTCGATTTAATTGGAAAAAAAGCCTTTCTGTGTTTGCAACTGTTAATAGACTATGATTTAATTAAACCTCATTAAACAAAAGGGTTACATCATGGATAATTCAGACATAGCAGGTTTCGCATTTATTGGCTTTCTACTACTACTTACTAACGCAGCATTTACAATGGGAATAATCTAATATGTTTTTACACGATATCGTAGACGAATTCAGATTCAACGCAAGCGCCAAAACTGCTATGGGATTAGCTAGAGAGTTAGCAAAATACCCTCACTTATTTAGGGACGTTTGCGAACATACAAGAAATAGAGCAGCTAATTACCTCAGAGAATCTGACAATACAGTGCATCAATACCATGTTCGGTTTCTGACGGTGGCTTCAAATGAATAACGCTTACAAGCTACAACTTAAAAAAGAGCAGCGCCGCGAGAGAATACAAGACATATTTGTAAAGACGGTTTGTTATACAGCGGTAGCATTTGGGGGCATGTTGTTTGCCTTGTCTTTCTACTCCTTTGCATTTATCGCACTATCATTTGGTTGATGACTCAAGCCCATTTGAGACAGTGGGCTTTTTGATATTAATCACAAACTAAAAAGGGTTACACAATGGAATACATAAAAAACGATTACGAGCTACAGCAATTAGCACTTAGCATTGCTACCCAAGCCATTGAGGAAGTTAAGAACCACGGTGGCGATCATTACGAGCTAATAGATCAGGCAGCGGCTAGCAGTGAGCATGCCATCTACACATATAAAGCAATCATGCTATGTGCTAACTGTTGCACTGACGATGCTGAAGCAATGCTGGACGAAAACGGATGTGAGCGTTTTGACTGTTTTGCCCATCATGCGAGCGTATTGGCTGAAGTCACAATTCAAAATGCAGCCGTACAAGCACTGTACGATTTGCGTTCAATGAAGGTGGCATTATGAGCAATTACACATCAGCTATCGAGCGCATCAAAAGGGCCAACACACTGCAAGATTTATTGCGTGCCAGCGAGGGATTCAAGCGAGTGCATAAAATAGGCCATCTCACAGACAATGAGTTCGGCAGATTAGACCTAATGATTTGCGACAAAATAAACGCTGATTTTGTAGAGGTCCGACAATGAAAGTGTTAAACCTATATGCCGGATTAGGCGGCAACCGTAAACTCTGGGAGGGCTGCGAGGTTGTAGCCCTAGAAAGCCATGAAAAAATAGCTGAAGTCTATAAACGCCTATACCCTAACGATACAGTGATTGTCGGGGATGCCCATGAATACTTGCGCCAACATTTTAGGGATTTTGATTTTATCTGGTCTAGTCCTCCTTGCCCGACCCATTCCAGAATGGCAAAAGCTACCCGCCACAAAAACCGAAACTACCCCGATATGGGGCTATATCAGGAAATATTATTTTTACAGCACTTCTACAAGGGCAACTGGGTTGTTGAGAACGTCAAACCATTCTATGATTTTTTAGTTCCGCCCACCGTAACTGTTGGAAGGCATTGTTTTTGGTCTAACTATGATTTTTATGCTGAAGATGTCAAACGCCCTGACAACTTTATCAATCTAGCTAATCTAGCCGGGAAACGGGCTTTAATGGATTGGCTCGACATACACTACCCAGAGAATATCTATTACAAGGGCAATCACTGCCCCGCGCAGATTCTCAGGAATTGCGTTCACCCTAAATTAGGGCTTCAGATATTCGATCAATTAAGATACTTATAGCGGAGGCGATGGCCTCACAATGGAGCGTATAAAATGAAAATTAATACACTGGAAAAGATGGAGATACTAATGCTTGGCTTAAATGCTGGCCGCGAATTAGATATAATGGTTGCATCGGGGAAAGACGGCTGGGTAATATGTAGCGATATGCACGGCCTAGGCTTTCGGGTCGATGATGACGGAACAGTAGAAAGCTGGGTGCAAACTAACGAAGAAGAAAAAGACAGATATACAATACAAGGCTGTATTTCTGAATCTAAAAAAGAAGCTAAAAAGTATTTTAAGCGGAAAGTAAATAGCTAGGCGAGGGTTCCTTTTTCCCTTTGAAGTCGGGCTGGCCCACCGTGCCGAATACGGGCCTTTTAGCCCCCTTAATTGGGGG